AAATAAGCTCTTAACTCATCTTCTTTTAGCTTCGCAAACTTTACAATGTTACGTCTAATGTATTCCACAACAGTGATTCCCTCGCTCGCTGAATACTCACCAAATTGACTCTGTGGTCCTTTGTTTGAAATCCTATATGCAAGGTTAGGTACTGCCTCGTAAGCAGCGTAAAACGCAACCATATACTTAATGAAGTCTACAAGAGTTTGCTCATTAGTTGATAACGTACCAGCATCTGATTTAACTAATATGTCATTGTAGAAATTATACCCCATTATAGGCTGCAGATATGTTACCGCTGCAATTTGAATGTAAGGTTGAATGTCAGCAGCATCAACGTTCTGTGTGATGTGTGTGTCGTTCTTGATGAACTGTTCTGTTACTTGAAAATATATCATTCTTCTGTGTTTAAAATTTCTTCTGCAGTTTCTCTGTCAATTCCGTACGCCTTGAGTCTAGCAACTGCTATTGTTTTATTTAATCTTCCTTTGTTAAAATCTCTAACAATTCTGTACATATCTGAATTCTCCTTGGCAGACAATCCTTTAAGGTTATCATTCACTATAGCAGCCTCAACCTCAACTCCGTTCTCATCAACTTCTTTTGGCACCTCACCTTCCTCTTTTGGTTGATCACCTTCCTTAACTCCACCAAGCAATCTTAATGCGTTGTCTGTATCGAAACCATATATAAGTTCAAGCAATGCAGCTGCTGAACCTCTGTCAGTTAATCCTTGTGCAACCGATGTTTGAATCTGGATGATGCCTTGAACACCCCCTACACTGCCACGCAATTGGGCACGAGCATCAGCTTCTTTGTCACTTACTGGTGCAGCAACATCTGAGTTACTATTTTCACTGTCCATAGCATTAGCAATTTCAGTTACTTCAGTCTTGTTTATTTTTATCTCATGAGGAATACCACAGATAACTGCGATGTCATTAATGAAATCTTCAATGATTGAACGGTTGTCGTTTAACCAAATCTTCTCAAATTGCTTTGCAGAGAACTCAATTTCGTCTGTTGCTCCTAAAGAACCAGCAACTCTTACACCCATTAATGCAGGGTTTATGTTGTGCGAAATAGCTATCTCCTCCTTCTGCTCTTTCGATGTTTGTTCAAAAAGCTGGTGGTTGTCACTTGTCTCCAATACTTTAACCTCTGGCATTTGCTCATTACCATTACTTTCGATTTTCATTCCTCGATTGTAGTTCTTAACACCCTTATAGTTGTTACGCATATTGGTAACCCAGTTATCTTCTTCTACATCGTCCATTAAATAAGGGTACATAAACAACACAGATGGTTGAATACCGTTCTCTAATGCACTCTTATGAAGCAACCCAAGGTCTGCACTCACTGATTGCCAGTTAGCAGATGATACCCAGTCAGGAAGGCCGTATGTTCTTGTGCCTCCAACAATGTTTTTAATCTCAATTATTTGCCATTCATCCTTATTAACAGGAGAGTAAGGTGTAAATTCAACTCTTTGAGTCCTATGTATCCAATCATTTGCAAAGTAATATGACTTAATAGCATTGAATAAAGTTTCTCTATTGTTTCTCAATTCTGATGGGTCAATTATTTTGAAAGAATCAAATTCTTTTTTTTCTTTATCATAATGCAATAGTGCAATTGCTCTACCGTGCTTAACCCAGTCCTTTGAAAATTTCTTAAAAGAAGCTTTGAAGTCGTTGTGACGTTCAAAGTGCTTAATAGCAATCTTGTCTGATGCCTTAAGCGAGTCGTAATCAGCCCACTCGTACCCATCTCCTACTATACTCCAAGTCTTGAAGTCAACACACGCTGAGTGCATTGGAGAGCTAAGGTAAAGCTCATTTAGGATTTGAGGATACAAGTTAGATTCTCCAAAATATGCCCAGTTAACTCCACGAGAAAATTGGTCATCAATAAATGGTTTGGATAAATCCATATTATCGGTGCTGATTGAACGTAGCAAACTTGTTTTTTTGTTCTCAAGATTACTAAGCTGTGTTTTAGCTGTAGTCAGTTCTTGTTTAACTTCTTCAAGTTCTACCTTTGTATTGTTTTTAAAATTAAATAATGCCATAATTAGTCGTAGTTTTCGTCAATAACAATTGCCATATCTGTTTCAATAATTCCTCCAGTTGTCCCGCTGATTGAAAGTGTGGATGCTGAGGCTTGGTAAACATCGTAGGTCCATTCTCCTGTAAATAAATCAACCTCTCCACCATTGTAGTTAGGAGAAGAAGTCTCTGTAATCTCAAACTCATCATACCTAATTTTGTTATTAGATATATTCGTAGCTTGAAAAAAACGTTCCTCTGTATTATTGAACTTACTTTGGAAGTGGAATAGGAAAAAAGGTGATGTTATTGTGACCCTCTCACTGATCGTCATTATAACAGTATTAGCTGCTCCCATATTTAGAACGATATTTGCCATTGCTTTTGTTGTTAAATGTATTTCAATCCTCAATTGTTTGAGAGCAAAAAAAAGAGCAGCATATAGCCACTCTTTTCTAAGTTTAAATTATGAGAAATAAACCTTATATTACTGATGCAACAGTTGCTGCGTCTGTATCATAAGCCATCCATCTTTCTTCACCCATCAATGTGATTGTGTAGAAAGTACCAGCGTTACGTGCTTCGTTTGTCCCAGATTCCATTGCTGAAAGTCTGATTCCATCGTCAAGTCCGAACACTCTGTAGTTATCATTATTGTCTTGTGTTATTACAACCAGCCTTCTACGTCCTTCAGCAAGAACAGAGATAGCGTTTCTTTTAGCTATTTCAATTCTTCGAAGTCCAATGTTGATTGATTGCTCCCAAAGGTGTACATCTGCAGTTAAATCACCCACCCAGTTTTCATTATAAGAAGAAGTGTTTTTCTTGAATACGAATTCCTCAAACGTTGAGGTTCCGCTCATAGTCATCGCTGTTACAGTACCACCAGTTACAGGGTCTTGTGAATCAAGTGTATATGCTACGTCTCTGAAGTCTCCAATCCAAGCAGCTTTTATCGCCCCCGCATTGTTATCATCACAGGTGTATGCTACACCGATTATTGAATTACAATTTGCCATTTTATTTTAATTTTTGTATGTTAATAATATAAAAAAAAGCCACTGCATCTGCAGCAGCTTTCTTAATTTTTATCTTCTTATGCTATTACGCTTTGTGGAAGAAAATTTCTTCTCCAAGAATGTAATCTGGTGAGAATTTAAAGTCAGTTCTAACACCAATCTTTCTTGAAAGAGTAGTTTTGTAGAAATCAACAACTTCGAATCCTGATTCATCAGTAAGCAAATCTTGAACGTTCAAGAAGTTTCTCCAGTTACCAGCTACAATCACATCGTTAGATGCTCCGTCAGCTTTAAACATCTCAACTCCTTGGAAGTTAGGTGTAAGTCCTTCAATGTAGTATTGACCACTTGCTTTGTTCTCAGACACTGCATCCATATATGCTTCCATAACGTTTGTAGATACCATATAAACAAAATCCTTTCTGTTCTTAACAGCTACTGGAAGTGCGTTTCTAGCTTCTACTAATTTAGATATAACGTTTGCACTGTTTATTGCTGTGTTACCAGTTGAATCAATTACGTCAGAGTCAGCTGTTAACTTAGCTTCAAGTCCGTCACACGTATTAAGGTATGCTGTAGCACCAGTTAAAGTACCAGAAGAGTCACCTCTCCAAGTTAAGTATTCCATCTCATCAGCAGTACTGTTAGAAAGAGTCTCGTAGAAGTAGTTCATAAATGCGAACTGGTCAGAGAAATCTCTGCTTCCTTTTGCGATTTGATCAGACACAAATGATGTCTCAAGGTCTTCAATACATACAGATGTACCAACCATAAGAGGACAAACTTCGAATGTCTTCTGAGAGATAGTAGAATCTGATGGGTCAAAGTCACAAGCACCATCTTTAATCAATGAATCAAATACCGCAGTACCTAATTTAATTCTGTCTTTAACGCCAAGTACTTGACGGAACTTTGAACGAGTTGAGTTTTCCCCAATCATTGCTGCTCTAAAGTAATCGTTTGCGTTTGTTGCATAGTCAGCAGAAGTATCTACTGTCATTGCTAATTCAACTTTGTTACCTTTATTGAAATCCTCTACTGAGAATTCGAAAGGAAGGTTAGTGAATTTTACTGTTTTTAATGTTGTTGCCATTTTGTTTCTTTTTTTTGTCGTACATAGTTAAATGTACATTGTTATTATTTGTTTGATTTAATCAAATTTGCAAGTGCAGATATTGAAGTGCCCACATCATTTTTTTGACTTGACATTTGAACGTTTGCTTCTTCTGGAGAATTCTCATTCATTCCTGAAATCAATGATTTAAGTGCAGCGATTTCTTCGAAAATTGCTTCGAACTTGTCTTCATCTTTTGATTCACTTTCTGTAGATTCACCTTCTGGTGCAGCTTCTTCCTCAACGGCTTTCACTTCTTCTTCTGGTTTGTCTTCTTCAGCCTTAACTTCTTCTTCTGGCTTAACTTCATCTTCAGCAGCTTTCACTTCCTCAGGCTTGTCTTCTTCAGCTTTCACTTCTTCTTCAGGCTTAGCATCTTCTGCCAATTCCTCTTTAGCATCTGCTGGCTTTTCTTCTGCCGCTTCAACCTCAGCTTTTTCCTCCACGTCTTTCACTTCGACAATTGCACCTTCAGCATCTACGATGTAGATTTTGCCAGCAATCTCATGAGCTCCTTCTGGAAGAGTAGCTAATTTTACTTCTTTTTCTTTTTCCATATTTTCTATTTTATTTAATTGTAGATTTGTTAATTTCATATTCAAGAATGCTTCTATTGAATACGAAAACTTTTTGTTCTTCTTAATTTCGTTCTCCCAGTAATCTTTATCAATCACTTGGGTAATCACCATCCAAGTTCCAACTGGTATCTTCTCCTGGCCAAAGCCATATACTGTGTAAGCCTTATCATTCTCGTCCTCTATAATCCAGTTCTCCAATATAAAAGATGGTGCTACACCACCTTTATGAGTGTCCTTCATTGTGTTCAAGTCAGATAATTTACCTTCTGCCTCTGCCCTTGCTTGTAGTTCTTTTATAACTTCGGGTGTGAATTTGATTTTATAATGACCATTATCATTTCTATCAATTTCTTTATAAGGGATAAGTAAAGGTGCAACTACTTGCTGCTTCTCCATATTCGAAAACTTGAATAGCTTGTTAACTTGCTCAGCCGATAGTTAGACTCCCATCTCCTCCATTGCTGGCTCGTCAACATAAGCGATTTTATCAAAACCAGAAGCCTCCATTCCACCTTCTTCAAGTGGTTTGAGCGTTAACTCGTATACAGGTACATCTGTTTTTCTCATTTGTTTTAATTTTTATAGTACATTATTAAATGTATAATGTTGTTATTTGTTTGAATTGTTTATTTTCCTTGAATCTGAAATCTTCCTTGCCACAGTATTAAATACCAAGAATATGTTTGTGCCAAGTATGTCGTTGTACTTTGTAACATCTCCATCAGACACCATTGATAATATATCCTCCCACATATTTTTTCTGGATAATTCCATCCTTTCAATCTCCTCATCGTATATCTCCTTCTCCTCACCTTCTAATTCGTCAGGGTCAATGTCATCTAACCCATCATCCCAAAATGTATATGAGTTGAATATATTGCTTCTCCACTCAACGTATTCAATTATGGAACCATATATGTCATTGATATTAACACCATCAAATATTAACTTTGCTCTTTCATCAATGTTGATTTCTGAATACTCCTCATATTTAAGCTTCTTCAATGGCTCCTTTTCTGCAATTCTATATAGTATTGCCACTATTTCAGAAATGTTTGATAGCCAGTCTTCAGAAATATAGTACTCCATATCAATGAACTCACCAAGCGTTATGCTATTGCACTCTACTTTATATAGTGTGTTTCCAAATATCTCTATGGCTTGCTTTCTTGCGCTGCTGTCTAAGTCGAATGGGCTGTTGTTATATCTTTCTACCAATGAATCAATATCTAGCTCATACAGGTCCTCTATGGGAATATTGTTTACGACACTAACATACAACATCAAACTCTTGATGCTGCTGTTACTGTCTATCTGGGAAATGGATATGTAATCCTTAATCATCATCATTCCGATAACAAGTCCTTCAATTTAGAGAAGTTTGTTGTTAGCTTATTATTGATATGGTTGATATATGGAATCACGATGTCAGCAGTTAATGCTTCGCTTATACCTTTTGTGTTTTTTTCTATTTTAAACAGCAAACATATAGCATCTTTTATCCAACCGTCAGGATTCTTATTAATGAAATCTTCTAACTCAGATAAGTAAAACAAGTTCAGTCTTGGCTTATCACCATCGAACTCACAGCTGTAAGTATTGTCACCAATCTTAATGTCATTGAGGAACTCTTCTGAGTTGATTCTTAACTTTCCTACAACATCAAACAAACTATCATCTGACATATTTACATATCTTTCATCATCAGAAAGAATGTCTAATATCTTATACCAAATTTTTATATTTGATTTCTCATCACGAAACACATTTGTGACTTTAGTTAGTTCATCGAGAGTGATTTCACTTGCCTCATTTTTCACCTTAACGGTGTAATCTTTAAAATTTAATTCTATCATAATTTATACTTTTTATTAAATGTAACTCAACCCACGTTTGTTTGTTAAAGCTGCATCTCCTGTTGAATGTTGTTGTCATTATTTTGAACCGCATCAATATCTGACCAAGATACAACCGCTTGTATTTGATTTGGCTGCCCCTGTTCTTGGCTGTTGAACTGTGAGCTGTCACCTTCTGAGCCTTCGTTACCTTGTCCGAATAGATTAACTCCTGGAGTTTCTTGTATGTTAGGAGCGGCAACTGATAATGCTGGTGCTGAACTTCCTCCGCCACCTCCACCACTTCTAGCAGCTTTAATGTTTTTAATACTTGCAGCAGTTGTTGCAGCAATACCAATTGCTAATGCACCACCAACGATAGGACCAGCTATAGGACCAAGTTGAGAGATGGATTGACTAATTGCACCAATAGCACCCAAAGCACCCTGCATCACAGCCTGAGCAACCAATGCATTCTCTTGCGCCTTTGAACCCTCTTCTGCATTTTCAGCAACAGCTCCAGCTAATTGTGCACCAGCAGCTAATGCTCCAGACACTTGAGCCACACGCTGTGCATTCAATTGTTTTTGTTTAGCTTTTTCAATATCAACAATTTCATCTGCTTTTTTCTTTTCGTTCATTACTTCCAAACGATTGAATTGTTCTTTATTGATTATACCATCTGCTAATTTTTGTTGAATTATTAAATTCCTTTGTTCATATTCAGACTCAACTAATTCTAAATCAGTCATCGGGTCTTGAATATCCATCATATCCCTTAGCTCAATGAACTGCTCAATTGAACTTACTGATGAAACTAAACTGGTTGCAACAGACTCGGCAGCACCACCAACTCTTTCTGCAACCCTAACAGCCATTGTACCTAACTCTTGAAGGTTCTTTGATGTCTTGATATGGTTCTGTGCTCTTAAATCGGCAACTCTATTTGATGAATTACTCTGTGCTTTTTCAAAATCAAGCAACAATTCTTTTTCTAATATTGCCCTTCTTTTGTTTCTTGTAAGGTATTTATCAAACAGCTGTGTTCTTTCGTCATCCAATTTTTGGTATAATGAAGAACCTTCTTCTGTTGTTGTATCAACATCTTTTATCAGATTCTTTACTTCCTCATATCTTTTTTCCTCAGCTTTTGCTAATATATCGAAACTTCTTAATTGATGATCTACATTCTCAGCTGTTAATTGTGTTCTTAAATTACCTAATTCTTTTTCTACAGCAATTATAGCATTTACATTAGGGACTTCTTTCCTTTTTAACTCAGCTAATTTGTTTTCCTGTTCAAGGATTAATGTATTTATTCTAACTTTTTCACTTCTGTTACGTAAATCCTCTGCAATATTAGCCTCATTAGCTAACCTTTCTAATAGCTGAATGTTATCTTCATAAGCCTTATTAAG